AGTTAAGTCTGCCGTTTTGTTTGGTATACAGAGGAGGACGTGATGAGTCGTGGCTACAATGCGAGTATTGGAGTAAGGCGATAGGTAAAACTATTATTATGGACGGGGAAGTCGGCGATTTCCAAAAAAACCCTTATTTTACAAGGAGGGGGATTGACACGACCCCTACTTTCGTGTTCTAATTTGCCCCCCTCGTGAGTACATTGTGGATAACTCGTACTTGACATAAATATCACTCTATGATAACCTCTAAGACAGGACAAAAAAGACTTTTGTCAAGACCTTGACAAGTTAAAAATTGTCTTAAAACACTATGGAAAAATTAAAACAGATACTATTACTAGCCGGCGAGTTTATGCTCGTTATTGTGTGCTGTTACTTCGTTGCTGTTATCTTTACCCTCTTTGCTGTTGGTTTTGGTTCTATTGATACAGGCGATACAAGTGTGTGGAGCGACCACGTGCGAAACATGATTGGTACAATTATAAATATAAACAAATAAATAATAATTATTATTATATGAATGTAAATATTATGTGTGTTATATCGAATTTTGATGGCGTGATAAATTATAGAAAGTTTCAGTCTAAAGCGGAAGCTTTGGAATGGGCAACACCGTATTTAAAGGCTTATATCGTTGAATTTTATGCAATTTCATAGTAAAGCGTTAGCTTTGGTATGCGGTGTTAAATACGAAACTTTAGGCGGTTACAATTCTGACGGTAGAGCGTGCGATATCATAACTTTAACAGATTACAACGGCGAGGAATTTATGATAGAAGTACAGGATAGTAAAAACACAGCGAGGATTGAAAAGTATTTAGATAGTATTATACAAATATTAAAAAAAGATTTAGAAAATATATGAATAGAAAAAACCTTTGGATATCACAGGGAAAGTATAAAAGCTTTAACACTGATAAACCTATGGTACTAGTTATGGATGAAAAAACAGGTGCAACGGTACTAGAACCATTGTATAAAACAAAAATCACAGAAGAAAAAGCAAGGTTGTTAAATTATTGCGTTGGTTGTGGTGATGAAAAGCCGGCCGGCGAAGGTAAACAAGTTGTTTGCTGGGAATGTTGGAGGCGTGAAGATTTACCATATAAATATTATCAAGGGACTTTGCAAGAATGGATTGACGAATTAAAAAATAAATAAAATTTATGTTTAATATAACAAAAAAGGATTATCAAAAAGCGTTAGAGAAAGGGGAGGTTGTTATTGTTGGCAATAGATACAGTCAAAAAAATGGTTGGGTTGGATTTAATGTTTATTTGATACAAAAAAATCAGATGATTAGAATTAGGCCGGATGATAGTTTGAAGGCGTTGGCGTATTGGGATAAAAAGCGTGGCTCGTTTTATTGTGGTGCTTGGGGAACTGATAGACGTTTGGAAGTTATTTTGTCGATTGGCTATGTTTTGGGATTGAAGTTTAGTGAAATACGTCAAAATTATAGGTGGTTACAAGATTAGTATGGAAAAGTATTTGTTAGAAACGATTGAGCGATTAGAAAAAATCGTCGTAGGTTTTGAAAGAAAGCACGGCGAAAAGGCCGAGGTGATGTATATGTGCGATGTTCGGCGAGCGATTGAGGTATTACAGGAAATAATTAAAAAGTATAAATAATTTATGAAAACAATAATAGTTTTAGACTTCACAAGTGCGAAGGTATTTGTTGAAAAGATACCGAAGGAATTACTAAAAAAACAAGGTGATGAGATTTTGGAGGCGTTGGATTATGACGAGGGGAATTGTCAATATATGATTGTCGACGGTGATATTGATATTGAGTACGTTTAGAGCGTTGTGATTGCTTGTAAGATTACTTGCAGGCAATACACAACACTTTAAAAAGTGTTGTAAATAAAAATTATGAACAACGATAGGACATTAATAAATAAATTATGGTGGTTGCGTAAGTTTTTGAATGACCATTTTGAAGATAACGAGTACAAGGCCGTTATCAATATGGATTTAAGTGTTGATATTTGTAAGGAAGTTGATGAGATTGTAAAACATATAAAAGAAAATTATTAAATATGAAAATAATGTTAAAAGTGGATTACTCTTGCAATTTGCGAGATAAAAACGGCCGTGCGAAGTATTGGGCAGATAGTTATATCAAAAATAAAATTGTTACTTATAACGAGGCGGAAATGACGTTACACGAGGCCGTAAAAAAGGAATTGGAAGCAAGTGATTGTGTGACGTGTGCGAAAAGGTTTAAGCCAGAAACTGAAATATTTGTGGATTGTGAGGCAACAGGCGAGGCAAAACATGTTGGCTGGATTTACAAGGTTAAGCATAATATACAAAAAGAAGACAGAGGCGGTTGGGTAGAGATACCGTTTGATGCTTGGGTAGAGATTAAGAAAGTGGAGGAGTTTGCCTTTTAGAACCTTGCTAGTACACATTTGCTAAAGGTTGCAAGTGTGTACTATGCAGGGCTTTGAAAAGAAGTCTTGCAAAATGTATATGGAAATAACAAAAGAAAAAGTCTTAGAAATTATTAAATTGTGGAAGGTGGAAAATCAATTAGACGAAAATGCTCCGGCGATTGATTATAAATGGTTTGATGAGGGCGTAGAGAATTATTATTACTTTTTGGAGGACAAGTTAAGTCTGCCGTTTTGTTTGGTATACAGAGGAGGACGTGATGAGTCGTGGCTACAATGCGAGTATTGGAGTAAGGCGATAGGTAAAACTATTATTATGGACGGGGAAGTCGGCGATTTTGAAGACGATGAGGAAGTTGCTGATTATATCGTGAGAATGAATGGGGAAGTCTTGGAGATTGAAAGAAAATTACCAGATATAAGTGTGTGTGCAAGTATATAAAATATGGCAAAGAAAATAAAAATACCATTTAGTGAGGAGGATTTAGATGAGTTGCGTGAAGGTCGTGTGTTTAATTGGACGTTTGAAGGTGTGCAATGTGAGATATTTCTTGGTTGTCCAGAATGTGAAAGGCCTTTAGATGATTGTACGTGTGAAGAGGTGGAGGAATAGTTGTCTGTATTTGCCAAGGACATTAATGTCCTTAGCAAAATACAGGCAAGTATACATAAATACTTGTCTGTTTGGATTATGTTTAAGTTAATAGATTATAACAAGGATAGGCGTTGGAAGATTACAGCCGAAGACGTGCAAAATGTCTTTACTTACTATCATTGGGGAATGACTATGGAAGATATAGCGAAGTTGTATAAAATATCACACCAAAGAGTTTCTCAAATTTTAGATATAAACAAGACAATGGAAGGCCGGCGAAAGGTAGAGGCACGAAAAAATATGGCGAAGTATCGGCGTGATGATCGATATCGTGCTAAAATGTTATCAGATAAAAGGTTGTATTATAAATATAAAGTAAAAGTATGGGCAAAGCTAGAGAAAAAAGGTTAAAAAAAATAAAGAAGGCAAGAAATATTTTTAAAAATAATATTTCTAAAAAGCCAAAGTTTAAGTGGACACCGGCTCCGACAATTCAAAAAACATCACCGGAGGCAATACAGCCAAGGGAGGTCGATAGTGATTGGGAGTACGAAAATTATAAAGCGAATAAAGAATTTGAAGAAAGTTTAAATAAATATGGCGAGTAAAAGAATACCTATTGCTGTTTCAGAAGAAAAAATGGGGTGGTTGGAAGAGATGAGAAAGGAAGACTATTTGCAAGAAATGGCAATACCTACCTACATTTCACATCTGATCACAATGGAAAAGAAAAGACGTGACGAGGAAAAATTAAAAGGTAAACCCGGGCGACCAAGGAAGGAGGGCAATATGTCTGACGACGAGGTTGCTGACGAATTGGTCGATCATCCAAACCCTGTGTACGCAAAACGTGGTATAAGGGTGACAAAGGATGAGTACGAGGCGTTAAGTGGTAAATAGTATGAGTTGTTTTTATTTAATATATGATGCTAGATATCATACAGATCCAGACAGGGCGATTGTGCTAAGCACAGCAGGAAAGTTGAAGGAGGCCAAAAAAGAGCGTGATGAGGATTTCCCGGACGGCGTGATTGTCGAAGCGTTCTATAAAAAGGTCAACGGTGAAAATGTTATTACAGAAGAGAATGTCGTTGACTAACAAAAAAGCACTACCTAATAAGTAGTGCTTTTGTTTTTAACTTTTAATAATAAAATTATTAAAACTTGTATACGTAGTCCTCTTGATCGTATCTCGCCCCATTCCATTCGTCAACATCGATAACCAATGTAATTTTATGTTTTGAGAAATGTACAATAACGTAAGCCGGACATTTGTATAATTGAAAGATATCGAAAACGTTTCTCCTCCCCATATCAGCAATTTTATGTGTTAATTTACCGTGTTTTACTGTATGCAATGCTTGCTTTTGGTGAGTTTTTAAAGCACTTGGAGGGCAAGTGTCTGTATCAGTTATTTTAATTTCAACAGCACAAGTACCTAAATTATTTTTGATCCATTCTTTAATTTTAGGTGTGATATCTGCCTCACGTTTTTTTAACACTCGTGGCAATTTTTCCTTCATGCCTTACTTCTTCAATAAGTATTTAACTGCTAGTAATAGGGTAATAATTAACCATAGTATTTGTAATGGTTCTAATACTTCTTTAGTGTAAGTGTATAGGTTTTCACTAAAGGTATCATATGTTGTTTGTATTGTTGATTGCATGTTTTTATTTCTTTATTTCTCCAATAATTATTGCCCCCACAAAATATATTTGAGAGATTATTAATGATGTGTCACCGTCTCCGATAATAAGCCCGTTTACTATCCACACTGTCGCAATTACGAATAGATAAAATCCCATATATTAATCAATTTTAATCGTAAAGGTTTTGCCTGCGAACAATTCTTTGATAGGCGCTTTCTCTGTGAGATATTTAACGAAGGCCTCTGCGACGGAGGTTGTTAATTTGTCTGAATAAGTTTCTTTCTCGTTCCCCCAATTACTTACTTTTTTGTTAAGATGGATATTGATTGCCTCTGTAAGTTTTTCGGTAGTAAATAGATTGTCTACAATCTTTTTTATTTCCTCCCCATAATTTCTGTAAAGAGTTTCGCCAACCCTTCTCCCGATAATTCCTTCTTGGTGTTGAGCGTTCCCATAGTTATCAATGTAAGTATAACCTTCAAGCACTTTGGTGATCACTGCATCTGCAATGTAATCTTTTATTTCTTGTTTCATATTAATTGTAAGTTAATTTAAATATTTCTGTTTCAATAATTTCAAAGTCTTTGATAAATTTATGTTGCTGTTCTTCCGTCAAGTCCGTATCTCTTTCAAGAAGATGATGCAATACTTCATGTCTAATGGTTTTACTATTAGTAGTACGTAAAAAGATAGTTGGCATAGTAGATCCGGCGTAAGCCCCTAAACTTTTCCCATCTTGATTGAAGTCAAAACACACCATAATTTTTTCCGGGTCGCTAATAAATGAACAGTTCCCTAAATTATAATCTGCAACAGTTGCGGGAGTTTCCGTACCGTACGCTTGGTATAGGCCAACTATAATACCGCACACAAGGACAACCCCTATGTATTCTAATAATTTCATAATGTGAAATCTTGATGCATCTCGACGATGCGCTTATAAACCTCTTTATCACACGGGCCTCCGACGAGGTGTAGATAAAAATTTTCTTTTAATCTGTTCGCACGTAATATTCTACCTTTCATCTGGATGTATGATCTGTAAGAAAATGAAAGGTTGGCAAATATCATATAAGAGAACGACGGTGCTTCCCATCCGGCTCCGATGTCCGATTGTACAATTAATATACATTCTGGATCATTCTCTGCCTCTCTAATCACGGCCTCTTGATCCTTGGTTTCGCCAGTCACTACATACACTTGGTATTTCTTTGAAAGATGTTTTTCAAAAAGTTTAATACTGTCTTTGTAGCGACAAGATATAATAATTTTAGATTTACCCCTACAATATTCCTCAATATATTCTAACTTCTCAATATCTGTTTCTCTCCTTGCTCGCTCGTGCCATTCCCCTACCGGTGTTTCTGCTGTAATTTTATCATCAGGAATTTTCGGTGTTGATATAACGAAGTTTTCTTCATGTTGTGTTGGAACAACAAACAAGTCCGACATTTTCGCTGTATAGATGCGAGGTGTTGCATAGGCGATAGCGTATTTTCTCCAATCCTTTTTAGGCATCCACGCCGGGCGTGGTAGATAAGGAAGTTGTGCGAGATAATATGTAGCCGTCTGCCATTCTTTCCATCTTGGTGCTTTATCTATGTAAGCGAGTAAGGTGTGGATTGAGTGTGGTTGATTTCTATAAGGCGTGGCAGTGAGAAGTAAAATGTTTTCGATTTCATAATCTGCAATCATTTTATAAAGATCTTCTGCCATTTTACTTCTACCTTTAGTAAACAACGGGGAGGCAAAGAAGTCGGCCTCATCTACAACAATGTTATCGATGATTTCCTTGTCCCGACTTTCCATCTTCTTAAAATCCTCTTTGCTCTCTACCTGCCAGCTTGTAATTCCGTGAAGATTAAGATCATCTACCCATTTTTGCACAATGTTTTTTGGACAGATAATCAAAGTTCTTTTCCCTGTCCGTAACTTCATCCACTCTAGCGCGCACAATGATTTACCGGTTCCAGTTTCGAAAGCAAGCAATGCTTTATTTGGATTATCCTGAATAAATTTTTCTTGGTGTGGGTATAAGTTCATACTATTTCTTTTTATGGAGTTCCATAAATTCTCTAAAACTTGGTCGCCCCTCCTTTTTCATGTTCTTAATGTAAGCAAGAGGATCGTTGTAGGGTATAACCGTTGTTTTAAGATTAAATAACATTAATAAGATTATGATGTCCATATAAGATAGATAAAGTACATACTGACCAACACATTAATCCAATAACTAATCCAATTATCCGGCCTTCTTGGTTGTCCTACTGTTTCAAAAGTTATAACTTTATCCAGTATAATGACAACAATTAAAACCATTTTAAAAATCTCAATCATAGTATATTATTCCTTCAACACCATTATTTTTTGCGACCTCTCTGATAATTTCTTCTGCACGTTTTAATCCGTTGTTAAAGTTTTTCATTTTGTTTGCCTCTAACTGGGATATGTCGTGCCAGATTTTTCCATCCTCTAATTTCATCCTACTTCCCTTGACCTTTTTGAGTATTTGATCCAGTATCTCCTGTGTGTTCTCCATAATTTCTTATGATATTGCGTGTAGTTCTGTACAACCACACAATTAATTTATAATATAATTTATCTTTCTCCATCTTATCGCACTTTGCTCCAAACTCTTGCGCTCCTCGTTGTTGGGATTTCATGTATGTCCACGTTAACTTACTTGCTCGCTCTTCTTTGTTGTACCTTTCGAATTGTCCGGTATATCTATAATGTACACGTTTCCAGAAATCATCTTCATCTTTTAGGTAGAATTGAATGTAATGGAATCCTGTGTCGGCCGGTTTTGAATGGTCGATCAGCCATTGCCAGATGGCCTCTCTAACATTTTGGTTTACTTTCTTTGAGAATAATTTGTGGTCTTGCATAACTATCTTTCTTCGTACATGATAATAAATTCTGACCGATAAAATTCTCTTCGACCATCTCTTTCCACAACACAAGACCCATTTATCTTATGTTTGTGTATTTTAACTGTTTGCCCAAAACCTTTACCAACATCGTGTCTTTGAATCCTACCAACTTCTGAAACAATTATTTGTTCCATCTCGACCCAATTATCTTGATTAATAATCATATATCTTGTGGAGTTTCGCCGTTCTGGACTCTCTCCATGTGTTCTTTAATTTTTGGTTCAAACCATTTTTCGACTTTATTAATTATCATCGCACGCTCCCATCCGTACTCGGTAATATCTTGCAAAACTTTCTTGATCATGTTTTTCTCTTCATAATCTTCCCAATCTTTCCACGGATTTACTTTTTTCTTTTTGGACATATTATTGTTCCAACTTAAACTCTTTATCAAACACAACGGCACACTCTGTTGTTAAGAATAAAGATGCTCCGGAAATGGCATTACTAAGAGCATTAATTGTAACTTTTACAGGATCTACTACGCCTTCATCAAACAAATTTTCAACAAATTTACCTGTTGATGCGTTGTACCTTTCTAAACCAAAACTTTCAGTCGACTCGCCACAGTTTTCTAGCAATCTTCTAAATGGTTCATTACAAGCACTAAGTACAATTTTTATACCACTAGCCACATCTTTATCATGTTTGCTTACAGGAAAATCAGATGCGATCATCGCCAATGTATACCCACCACCTTCTACAATTCCTTCTTCCATCGCTCCGCGCGTTGCGTTTACTGCATCGTCGATCTTCAATTTGTAATACTTTCTTTCTTGTTCAGTTAGGCCACCAACACGGATTACTACTGTGATGTTTTGTAGATTCGCATATCTACTTATTAGATATTGTTTTGTTGAGTCGTTTGTTTCCTCCTCGATTCTGGTCTTTAGAGATTCTACAAGTTCTTCAAAATCTACTTTATTGTGGCCACCACCGATTAAGAATGTCTGGTCTTTTTTAATGATAACTTTTTCAACTGTTCCAAGATCGTCAACTTCTAAGTCTTTCAAATCCTTTTTTCTTCCATGTCCGTAAACCTCTGTACCACATTTAACGGCAATGTCTTTAAGTATTTCTGCACGATCCGCAGAATAACTAGCAAATCTTACAGGGATTACATTAAACAATCCCTCCGTGTGAGATATTTGTGATGACACTAACATCTCACCATCGATATCGTCGGCCACTACAAGTAAATTTGTTGTGCCTTGTGCCTGCATCTTCTGGAAAAGATGGATAAGACTTTCACTTGTCATTAATTTCTTATCAGTTACCAACACTTTTACATTAGTATACTCACCCTGTGCTTTTGCAGGATTGTTTATCACGTAAGGTGATGCATATCCTCTATCAATAATATATCCGTCACGATCGTCTACACGGATATCTGGTATATCTGATTCCTCAACTATAACGTTACCGTTAACGCCTACTTTGTATAAGATGTTAGCAATCATCTCTGCTAATTTATCGTTCTCAACAGATATGTATGCTACTTTTTTTATATCTTCAAGAGATACTACCTTTTCGGCCATTACTTTTAGTCTTGAAACTAATTCATCTTTCGCTAAGTCCATTCCTTTTTTAAGAGCCATAACATTCACGTTGGATTGCAAATGTTTTAGTCCTTCTTGAATAAGTGCCTGATACAAAATCAACGTTGTTGTTGTACCATCACCGGCAATTCTATCTGTACGCCTTGCCACTTCTTTTGCCATCTCAACACCGGAGTTTACAAACTGGTCTTCAACTTTAATCGCATTAGCAATAGATACACCGTCGTTTGTAATCATTGGTGGTTGTCCTATTCTTTGGATTAAGACATTTCTACCACGTGGCCCGAGTGTAATTTTTACAGCATCGGCAACAAGGTTCACACCTGTTGCAATTTTTTCTCGCGCACTATCTTTAAATTCTACTTGTTTATTTGGTTGCATATTTTTAATCGAAAGGCATCTCGGTTTGTCCCCAGATGTCCTCAACTTGTTCTTTTTTATAATAATCCTCTTCGGCCTTCTTCCACTCTGATGTGTCTAAAGGTGCAGATTCTTTTTGTGATTCCTCCAACGCTTTTAACTGTTCCTCACTAAGATAACCTTGTTCCCTAGTGTAGACAGAAATTTCATTTACCCATTCTTTATGTGCAGGGTCTTGTATGTACCACCTATTTGCTTGTCCGCTTTTGCCTGGTATTTTTTGAATTATACCGATAGCATAAAGTGGTGCAAGATATTTTTCTACACTTTCTTTTTCTAACCCGAATCCTTCACGTGTTCCAATCTCTGATGCTGAAAGTTTTTCATCTGTCATTGAAAGAATTTCCAAGATTTTACGTCTTTCACGTGAGAGAGAAGAGTACGCCTCTCTCTCTACCAGAATAATACAAAGTTCTGATACCTCGTGATAGGTAGGGTCGTCACGTTCCCACGCATCCATCATTACCCATCCTCTAATCGATTGTAAGAAGGCGTTGTAATCTCTTCCTAACCCGGCCTTACTCGGCATACTATCAACTTTCCCGGTTTTAAAATCTGTAGATACGGTTGCTTTTGCCGATACACAGAATTTTGCCGCGAATTTGATTCTATCTTCTTGTTCCTTTGTTAAGTTCAATATTGTGCCGTCGTAATTATTTTTTTCCGCCCACTCTGCCATTTTGTCGAAGTAATCTATGTACACCGGTGCGACCAATTCTGTGATCTCATCTGCGGACATTCTTACTTGCGCGATTTTGTTTGCTACTTCTTCATCCGTAGGCACTTCCATGTTGTAATAATTAAATCTTTCTCCCATGGCTCTTGCGCCTTCGAGTTCTCGGTAAATTGCCGGAGTACAACCAAGCAACATCCCAATTTTTCCTTTCCACATAATCTTACCCGTCCCGGTGTATTTAATAAATTCACCGTCATACACTTGTCTTAACTGTCCAAGAATTTCTCCTCTTAATTGAGGATTTTTGGATAGGATCGTTGTAAAATCCGGAATGATTATAACTCTGTTGTTTGCAAGTTTTAATACACTATATTCCTTGCCTCCAACTTTATACCCAGACATCAAAGTTTTGTCCGTAAGATCATTTAACATAAAACATACGGACATACCACCTAGAGGTGCGAGTAGGGTTGTTTTACCACCAGATGAAGGTGCGATCAAATTTGTCCAAACAGGGTTTCCTTTAATTAGGATGTTAGACACAATATTCCCCATCACTACTTTCAATGTACTTTCAGCATTTTTAAGAATAATATACTTATCGAACTCTGCGATAACATCTCTTAGTTTTGTCATACATTGTTCAGATATTCCACTGCTTCTTTAAAACTAAATCCTCTTAGTTGCATAACTATATCGATAACTGATCCGTGCCAACCGCAAGAGAAACAATAAAAATTATTCTTCTTGTTGTAAATATGCATAGATGCTGTTCTTTCGTTGTGTTTTAGACACTTAATTTTTCCATCTCGTCCGACCTTAACAAAATTGGATATTGGTATACTTCGCGCACGTTCAATCATTTCCCCCGTGATCCCGTCACGGGGTTCGTATGACATCTCTTGTAATTTTTCCTCGGCCTCTTTAAGTAAAGCCTCGTTATTTTTCTTCTTGGCTCTGTCTACTTTCTTCTGCAAGTTTTCTTCTTTAATCAAACGTGCTAAATATTGTTTTTGAAATTTACATTGTGACAATTCTTTGGAAAGATCATCAAGTTTGTCATTCTTTTCATTTTCTAGCAGAGTTGTGATTTCGGCATCATGTCTTGGTGGCAATTTCCCAAAGATTTTTTTAGCCGTATTTTCATAGTATTCTATGATTTTCTTTTTCTTTTCCTTCAATGCTTTTTCTTTTGCAATAATATTCCGTTTCATCGCAGACTTCGCAGAAGGATAGAATTTAATTAGTTCGTGGAAGTTATATTCTGGTAGGTTCTCCCGATAAACTTTTTCCAGATCTAAGAATAAATCCAAATCTTCTTCTGTAAGAACGTCTCCCGGGTAGTGTTTACTGTCTATATCGATGTACCCTTTGAGGTGTTCTACATATATTAATTGCATAATGTTTTCTCCCCTCTTTTGGAGGGGCATTTTTGAGTATACATAATTTATCGGAAAGCGCAACTATGGTTTTCCACAAAGCGCAACTAGACAAAAAGAAATATCTGTGTATACTTCAAAATATGACTAGAAAGAAAACAGCGAAAAGAAATGGTAGGGTTGCAGATAACTTTGTTCACCTCATGGAGGCAAGAACTCATCTTATAAAGCAACTTACACAAAAGGGATTCTCTCAAAAAGAAATCGCTTTTATTTTTAATGTTCACCCTAGCCAGATCACTCGCTCCTTGAAAATTTAATATCGTACACCAATCCTGACAATCATATTGATTGCAGGATGGAGGCCGAAGATGATTGATCACCACCTTTGAATATTACGCGTCGTTTTACTCTCCGACGTGGCCTCTATCCTGCGCTTAATAGGCGCAGGGTTAATAATAAACAAATAACAATAAGACTAAACAATATGGCTAAAGAAAAAATTGTGGACGATTTCAGTGAGGAAAACGAAGTGACATCTAACTTCGTAGCGTTTAATGTACCTCTTGAAGATAAAATTATGGGAACTTTAATCGCTGTTCGCGAACAAGAATCAAACCTTCCTACAAAAAGAGGAAAGATTGAAAAGGTTTACGACCTAAAAGCGGACTACGGTTCTTTCCATAAACTCGACAAGAAGAAAAAGGTAATTGATACTCCTGTGATCGTCAACGAAGGTGAGATCTGGTCAGTAAGTAAAGAATCTCTTGATTCTGCTATGCGTAATGTTAAACTCGGCCAAAAGGTAGGGTTTAAATTCATGGAAGAAAAAGAGGCTAAACAAGCCGGATTCAATCCTGCAAAAATTGTAAAAGTTTTCACTCCTAAAAATGACGATGGGTCATTTAAGATGGACAAAGAGTGGCTTGAACAAGAAGGTCGAGATTTTAACAAAGATACACCCTTCGATTAAACATGAACAAAAGCGAATCAATAAATAACTTACGGGCGCAAATCCAAGGAGTTATTGAAAATGTGGAAGTCGTTAAAAAGGCTATAATCGAATCCGAGGCAGACGAAAAAGAAAACCGAGGTGAAGTTATAGCAAATATAACACTTGCGTATCGTCATCTTGAAGATGCAAAAATGCGCTTAGGAAAGGTCGTACAACATTTAAGTGGTGGTGTTTCAGTATATGACACGCCGTCTAGTAAATAAAAATATGGCAGCAAAAAAAGTAGCAGCTAAAAAAGTTGCAAAGAAAGTTGTTAAGAAATCTGTAAAAAGATAGTTAGCAGGTAGTGGTGTGTGGAGGGATCGGTTGTAGGGCTTTGCCGAATACAAAGAATAAGGCAACACTCCGATAAAAAGGATTGTCGAGAAGTTCCTGTAACCCGTCTATAGACACATCATTATCCTGCTCGTTATTGACTGTAGCGAGTAGGTATTTTCATAAGTACATTCCTGTATTATTTAGCAGGTAGTGGTGTGTAGAAGGGGGGAGCGAAAAGGAAATCTTTTAATTAAGATCGAGTACAACCCGGCTCTGTGCCTCCCCTCCTACACATCATTATCCTGCCCGATAAGGGTAGGGAATAAAAATATGAACACAAAAACAGTAAGTGAAAACTTCTATAGAAAAACTATAGTAGAAATTATCAAAATAATTACAGAGATTGATAGTAAGACAGAAATGATTAGAAATAACCGTCCTATAGATAAAACCGAACCGATTGATGCATCATACCAAGGAGGGACAGAATTAGGATTAAGTTTGAGAGAAATTAAAGACAGGTTAGAGCAATTAAATAATAATATTGCATAGTATGGAAGATAAAGAATTAGCTGTTATTAAAAAGGAAGTTTCATCTATCGTGTCTATGGCACAATCTTTCCAAGTCGAGAACCAAGAACAGGAGAAAGAAAGTGTTGATCTACTCGCTAAGATAAAAACTACCCAGAAAATGATCACTGCTCGTAAAGAAGAAATCACTAGGCCTTTGATGACAAGTTTATCGAAAGTTCGTGATCTCTTTAAACCGAGAGAGGAGGATTTGGCACAAGCCGAAAAAATTATTAAACAAAAAGTCCTTGCTTACAGAATTGAAGAGGAAGAGAAAATTGAAAAGGAAAAAGCCAGAATCGCGGCACGTGTTGAAAAAGGCACGATGAAAGTGGAAACAGCGGCGAACAAACTTTCAGAAATAAAAGATGTTCCCAAGACTGTTTCTGGTAATTCCGGAAGTAAATTATCAACCGTAACTTTACAGAAAGTAAGAATACTTGATGAAATGTCTATCCCTCGTGAGTACCTAGTACCAGATCTTAAAAAGATTGCCGAGGCCGTATTAAAACAAGGGTTGTCGATCCCCGGAGTTGAAAAATACGAAGAGAAATCATTAGCAAGTAGAAGATAAAATCATTCTGGGGTGACATCCAGTCATTTGTAAAGGATGACAGATACACTTTGGGTGGTACACAATACTTAGTAGCGTGTACCCCGGTCGCATTAAAATAAGCATACCTGTTACCGGGACACACGCTATTAAGATAAAAAACTATGCGCAAAAAGAAATACATACAATTACCAAGAGGGTACTTATCACAATCCCAATATAATTTGTGGAAAGGTGATAAAAAGAGATACATACAAGTGTATTTCAACGATAGAAAAGAATACTCTTTTGGCAACGATTCTATGGATTTCGGAAAAAAGTTCGCGGAGTCGTTGGAGTTCGAAAGAGATACTGATGAAGTTTTGACGGATGCTACAATATTATTGCTCCCTAAGTATGATGTTAGAGATAAGGAAATATTTGCCGAGTTGAAAACAAATTACGGGTGGCTTAGGTTGTTGGCAAAACCAGATACCTTCAACAGTCAATCGTTCGAGTTTCGTGAATACAAGACAGGATTTAATCCGTGGACACAGGCGAAGGCTGATAAACATTTTCAACTAAGATTCTACGCTGTAGTGATCTATTTGAAATATAAAAAGATTTTGCCTGATGCTTATCTTGATTGGATCGAAACAGAAAGGTTGGAAGATGGGACAATCCGTCCGACCGGAAAGACAAAATCTTTTCGTGTCCAGATTGGGTTGCCTATAATATTACAAACAATAAAAGAAATAATCGACGTGGCGCGTGATATTGAGTTGGGTTACGCCTCTCATATCCGTCCACCAGAAGAAGAATTTTAAATATATGGAAGACATAGGATTAAGATTATACACAAAAAAGAATTGCCCGGCCTGTGAGAATGTTAAAAGTTATTTAGCAGGATTGGATGTACCCGTTGGCGCGATACAGTTTGTGGACATTACAAATGATCTTGTAAGTATCAGTCGTTTTGCAGAAGGTAAAAAGGTGTTAAATATGACCACTGGTGAAATGGAGGTAGTTCAGGCTAAGACTTTACCGATACTAGAGGCCTTTGACAAAGCAACCCTTACAACAACAGCGATAATTACACCAAGTCAAACAATCATCGAGTTTCTGTCACAGATGGGATTCCCGGTGAAAGTTACAACAGAAGTTAAACCTGTAGAAACAGAACCTGCTCCGACCACAACAGGAAATATCGCAAAAATCGCAGAACCTGATTGCGAGGCGTGCCAATAGTTGTATACTTATAGATGGCTTTCCTGGGTTGTGCCATGCATCAAACAATCCAGACCATAAAAGAGGAGTACAGGCAGTGAAAATCCGTTGTTCCAATCCAACCTGCAACTGTGTCGTTGATATGACCAAGGGCTTCAAGCGCCATTGTGACCGGATCTTCTGTTCGACCGACTGTGTTGAAACATACATCGTCCAAGTCCAGAGATTCGCACTCACAACGGCTGTCTTCAAAGCAGGCCCACCTATCAACTACAAAGAACGCAGACGTGAATAACTCTCATTGACAAACTCTTCTTTTTTTTGTTTACTTAAATTAGCCGAAAGGCGGAAAGGAAGGTGCATCATGGAAATCACCTCACGCAGTTACAACTATGCCACACACCAATTCGAGAATTGGGGAGTGGATGATGGTGGTAAGGTGTTCATGATTCCGGACAAACCGTCAGGGACACCTGAGGAACAACTGGAATTAGAACTCATACCACCAAAACCACAATACCCCCCTGAATCAATTGGCAGTGACGAGTGTACCTGCGCTAAGTGCAATTCATAGCGCCACGCCTAGAGAGCCACCACTCAACGTGATGGCTCTTGCTTTCCAATAAAAAAAACACCCTGCTCGATACCAGAGTGTTTTTTAGTTTTATTTATCCACGATCTTCGTCTGCGCCGGCCACCACCTTTGTACCAGTCCATAATCCCATCGCCGATAGGCCAGAGATGACACCATTTAAAATTATAGTCGCATCAAATGTCTGATCAACTAATGCTGTTGCGCCAACACCAATTATAAGTGCGGCTACAGGTAGAAGTCGGCGATCAATATTAAATGCTTTTACGATCTGTACTACAGCGATTGTTAATGCTGTGGCTGTTGCCACTGTTGTAGAAATTTCCATACTATTTATTGTAGATTGAATTTAATTTTGCTAATGTTAATTTACCAACATACCCAGTTGTAAGTATACCGTATTTCTTTTGGAATTTGCGTACACCTGCGAAGGTTTTTCCACCAAAATAACCACGATGTTCCGGCGCTACCCAATCCATACATCCTTCAAAGATAAGTGCATATTGTAACATTTCCACCTCGTAAACATATTTTTGTGATAGTCCCATCGGCCTGATGAATGAATGTTTAAACTCATCCTTTTTAACAGGCAATGGTAGGTCGGATTCGAAGCTTGTAAAATACATTTTCCACACTTCTGTAGGATAGTAATCAATATTTGCGTGACCATCACCACACCATAATCTTGACCAACTATTTCCAACAAACAATCCTGTCTTTTTGAAAAAAGGCAGGGACACTAAGTGTCCAGTAATAGGAAAGGTTGGACTTGCTACAGGTTCAGTGATCGGCTCAATCGTTTCTCCTTCCCAACATGTAAGTCTTGTCCCATTCACAAATTTATAAAACCAAGATGACCCACAAGTAAATCTAGCGATCACTCCGTTTTTCTTGTCTGCAATGGCCGTAAGTATTGATGTCCAATTATTTTCCAACTGTTCATATCCTTGAAGAGGGAACTCACATTGTGAAAGCAACTGGTTGAGTAGTTGAGTGTTTTCAAATATTTGTCTAAGTCTGAATGAATACACTTCGTAACTTTCATTTGGATCTCTTTTGAAATGCACATCAAAGATGTTTTTTCTAAGATACCCATATTTTTTAGATGCTCGGAGTGAAGAAAAAGCAGACGATCCTTCATACCAACTACCATCTATAAAATGTTTTTGAAGACCGTATTGGAAATCTTCACTGTATTGCACACCGGTTCTATCATGTACAATCATTATGTTTGCAATCGCTGTACAGATACCAACTCTATTCTGATCTAAAATACATTCCGGTTTTATTTTACTACCACCTTCTGTAAGGAAGGAGAACATAGCCGTGACTTTATCAAGAGTAGACAACTTACGTTTTATGGTTCGTGTATCTTCTTCTGATGCATCAGCACCATGTATTAGATATTTTTCTTCGTTCATATTTTATTTGCAGTTTAAAGTCGTGCTTGGGACTTGTTAATCGATCATCGATATTGGAGGAGTAGAACTTGCAGGATCAAGTTTTACAAAACTAAGTTGCTGTCTACCAAAGTTTAGCGCCGCTTTTTTTGTTTGCTTGTTGGCCTTTGCGTGTACGATGTCAATAAAATCTCTACGTTGTTTGTTAGATTTATCAAATCTTTTATTCATTCTATCTTCTACCGTGAAAGTTTTATTTAACTCGGGGATATAAACCTTTGTGCCAAAAGGTACAGATCTGTCCCCTGTAGCGATTGCGCCATCATAAACAGACTTCCCACTGGCCATCTCTCTCGGTCGCGCATCGGTTTGACCTCTCTCTGGTGTATAATTTGTGACTTCAACAGGCTTAGGAATTTTAAACATATCTGTAGGAGGCAGATTTTTGTTCATGTACAATGATTGCCCGGGAGTATAAGCCGGGTTGAAATTCATTGGTTGTGTAGGATTTCTATCAAAGCCAGAAGATGTTACAGTCACAGGTTTAGATCCAAAAGTTTTTGCAAAGATTTTATCTATAAAACTTCTTTTGTCGTTGTCTTTATTGTTCATATATTAATTTTCTTTATTTGCTTTTTTTTCGTCGTTTTTCGCCTTTCTTTCGACGAAGGCCTCGGCCTCTCTAGGATCTATTCTTATTTGGTAGATACCTAGTAGTAATGCTAATAGTATATCTTGTTTATAATTTTCCACCAGTCTTGTTATTGTGGTTCTACGTGATCCTTCCTCGTTAGTATTTTGAATACTACCTTCGATTGGAACGTTTATTGTTTTAACCGGCCCCCTCAATTTTTCCATTACTTCCGGATCGCTTTCAGGGATTGGTAATACTGACCCTATACCTTGCACAAAAGTTTTTTGTGTTCTCTGGTATGGATCAAAATATTTAGCGATATCTGATAGGATTCTTGTTCCCGGCAAATAAGATGCTCCTAGTTTACCCATTCTTGCTGCAAGAGTAGCATTTTGGTTGTACTCGGAAGAGTACCCTTTTACCGCAAGGAAGGCCTCGGCTACGGGGCCAAAACTACCCGTCATGTCCTGTATAGATTGCCACGACTGGTTGATATTCCCTTCTGTAAGTTGTAGGCCTGCCTCTGTTAGGTTTACGAATGGGTATTTTGACACACGGGTAAATACCTCTTTCCCATCTTTATCGGTATATACATACAAACGTCCACGTGTAGATACTGATGTCGGCGCTGATTCTGGTACTTCTGGTGACTCTTGTTTTTCTTTTTGGTTTTCTCTGAAATATGCGTATGACCCCATCAAGGTTGAAAGTGTTAGTAGACCGGACACTCTTTCTTGCCAAGGTAAAGTTCTATCAAATACACGGCCAGTAAGTTGTGCAAAATGTTTTGTCATCTTGTATGGATATTTTGCGAAAGGGAAAACGGCACTACCCAATTTACCTTTTGACCATTGTTCTAACCACACTGGTACATTGTCGTAGTCGTAAGCATAAAGATCCACCTCTTTATTTATTCTAGCAAGGATATCTTTCTCTTCTTGTGACAATTCTTTCAACCCTCTTTTTGTCACCTGACTCAAATTTTTAAGATCCCCACCACCTTCCGCAAGGACGATAACCCTTTTCCAGTATCTTTCCACCGCACCATACAACTTTAGTACACGGTCGCCATAAAAGTCTACACCTTTATCTAACTTTGTAACATTAATCCCCGGAGCGTTTTCGATAGAGAATTGTCCATAACTATTAGACATGTGGCCACCATAAACCCAGTCCGGAGCGTCCATCCATCCTTTCGGAGAGAACGCTTTAAACATCGCCTCTACATTTTTTCTAGTTTGTGGCATCGTTACATTACCAGTTAAAAGTTCCTCGTAAAAATCTGTCATTACTTTTGTAGAGTATTGTATACCACCAGAGAATAGGTTGGTCGCCGCTGATCCGGGATGGAAAAGGATATTTACTTTCCAATATCTATTAAGAGAATTAAATGCTTTTGCAATATCACTTGCCTCTTGTGTAACACCTTTTATCATTTCATATCTTTGATAAATTTCCTCTGGCATGATGTACTTACTTTTTGCCCCAGTAATCATTTCGCCGTCTTCTTTCAGAATTTTAAACTTGTTTTGTCCCTCTCTAGCAATTCCACCTTTTGCTAAATCCCCCTCAACAACAATCCATCCTTTCGGTATATCCATACCTTTGGTATATGCACGTGTTACAGTAGCCAAAAATTTCCCAATAAAATTATTGTAGTCTTTTTCTTGTTGTAGATTTACCATCGCGCGTTTTGTTGCCTCCTGTAAATCTTTAATATAACCTGATTGACCAGTACGTTGTTTTCTTGAAGATGCAATTTTATTTTTGAATTTATTTGCGCCAATCCCAGACGGCCTCATATCTTCATCCCAGAAATGGTGTACCCATCCTTCAATATTTCCTTCAATCTTGTTTACATCTTTAATCAATTCACGATTGAAATAATCTTTGGCCTCACTAAGTGCTGCCGTATAATCTTTTACTAATTGTTTACCTTCTGGCGAAAGTTTTTCAAAGTTTGCTTTTGCTTGCTCTGGTGTAAATCTATATTTTGCAATTCTAATTTTTGCTTGACCATCAACATATTCCATCACAGGATCTCCTTTGCTGTCACGAATTACCTCAAACCCTTCACTCTCCAAGGCCTTCGCCTCTGCTAGATCATCCACCTCTGCAAAAATACGTGTGCCGTATTCTGGCTCACCATTTTTTGTAACCTTAATTCCTTCCGCCGCATCAAACAACGCCTCCGGGCTATCTTTAACATTTTTAAATTTTTCTCTTAAAAATGTTTCATAGGAATAAACCGATAATTCTTTCATTCTTCTGTAATTTAACTCTTGCTCATACGCCATGTCACCTACACGTTTACCAAGCGTATCTTGATATGTTTCGCGCATATCATTAAACATTTTTGTTAGAGCATTTCCACGTCGTTGTCCGGCATCGATTGTACCTTCTACTGCCTCAAAGTATTTTTCTATCACAGGATTTTCCATCGCTGATCGGCGCAAGTATTCTACTGCAGTCGGAGCGAGATCGTTTAAATTTCCCGGAGATTCAAAATGTTTTTGCATAAAACGTGCAAGCAACTCTGTATTCTGTAAGAAATATTGTGGTCTGGCTTTCACCGCCTCTACACCTTCAATATCTTCTGTAACCTTAATCAATTCCTCACGGATTGTTTTCCACTCTGATGCTGTAAGATTTTTACCAAAAACTCTTTGTGTCATTGCGTTAGTTGTGCCTGTCATAGCATTTTCCAAAGCGTGACCGAGTTCGTGTGCCAATGTTGACATATAATCTTTATCATTCAAAAGTGTTTCTTTTCTTAAACGTACTTGACCCTCTTTAGGTAAATCTCTACCACGCATAAATACACCGGCCTGATTCTTTTTTAATCCCCCGACCTTTCTTAAAATTGATTGTTGCTGTGCAAATTTATTTAATTGTTCAATCCTTTGTTTTAATTCTTCTGGAGTTTTTGCTACAGGAAGATCACGAGGTTGAGAAAACTCTTTTGCGACAACATTCCCTTCATCATCAACACCACGGAAAGCCGTTTCCTTTGCCGACCCTTTTATTCCAAGCGCTTTACTTGTAATTTTTACTTTACCACCAACAGGAAGATTCTCGGTTTTTAGACCAAGGGCTGATGACTTTATGGTTATCTCTCTTTTGCCGGGTTCCTTGTATACAAAATTTTTATTATCGTCAATGCCCAAAACAATTTCGTCCTTCTCTAAAGTCTTGAGTAGTCCTTGTAGTTGTGTACGACTAACTATCGCCTCTGGACGACTAACGATCTCACCTGTACCAAGTTTAATTTGTGTTTGTGGATTGTAATCTAGGCCTTCCTTTTTTGCCGTTTCTACAATATTCTCTGCTTTTATGTTTATCGTATTTGACTTTTCCACAGGTTTTTCCACAATAGGTTGTACTGGGGCCGGAGTTGGTTTTTCCACAACTGGTTTAGTACCATCGCCGATCTGTTTAACTTCAACTTTTTTAGTAGGTCTGTTATCAACAATACCCGCAAACCTCCCATCAGGGATTCCTTCTTTTCTTAAAATAGCGATGGCCTGATTTAATTGTTTTGAAATAACATCATTACCACCATTCTTGTCCGGGTGAAATTGATTTTGCAATGCTTTCCATCTTGCCTCGGCCTCGGCTAAAGTTTTAGGACTTCCTAAAAATTCGTGCGCAGTACGTAACTCATCAACAGTAATTCTCCCGGCTGTTTGCCCTGTGGCTTTCGCTGCTCCTTTGTACAAAAATCCTCCAAAAACAGATGCATCGCCAATCGCCTCTAACCCTGTAAGACCAGAACCTAAAAGGACAGATGCAGCATAAGAGTAACCACTATTTAAAAAGTGATCAGTTAGTTTTGTCGCCTTTTCACCATAAGAAGGTGTTTGATACATAGTGTCACCACTTCTCTCATCTGTAAACTTTGTTAATCCTGCCGCTTCGGTAATTGTTCTTCCAAGTTTTTCCGGTGCCTCGATTGTACTTTTGATTATGTCAGTAAGCATTGCAGGGTTTTGAGTATTCCTGTTGAAAGTAATACCTGCATCCAAATAAGGTACTTTTATATCCTCATAAGAATCTACAATGGGATCATTTTGATTACCTATCTTAATAGACTCTTGTGCTTTTTTTGTCTGCTCTGGTGTTAGCCCTTCACCGACACCTGCCTTAAACTGTGGTTGTTTTATTGTGCCTCTTTCTATTGCTTTCTTTGCTTGATCAACAACAACATCTTTTGCTTTCTCAAAAAATGATGGCTCTTGTGGGATCACTGGAGGTGCAACGGGTGCAGGGGCTTTATATGTTCCATCGAGAATAGCCTGATCCTCCGGACGTATAGAAATACGCCCAGAAGTTTTTTTGGCTACAGGTTGCTTTGGTGTATATGCTTCATGTTCTGGGAGTATTTTTATTGCCATATTATTTATAGTTTTTTGGATCTTGTGCGTTATCAATTTTTAGGCCTTTGGCTGTGAGTTGTCTTTTCAACTCATTCGCTCCGGCCGATCCGTATTGTTCTAATATTTGGTCGAGGTAGAATTGGTAAGATGTTGGGTCTATACCGTATTGATTTTTTGCCGTCTTTGCTTTTTCCAAAACGTCCACAACAGTAGACACATCAGAATTTCTTTGTTGTGTTTGTGTTGGTGGTTTTACACCGGGTGTTGTAGGTTTGTAAGTTTTTGGTACATTTGCAACTACATCATAACTTTTAGTTTTAGGGTTGTACACATAGCGAGATTGCCCTTCTGAAAGTTCGAAAGGTTTGTTTGCCTCCTCTTCCGCTTTTGTTTTTCCTGCGTAGTAGTCGTATTTTAATTTTGCTACATTTTTTCGACTCTCTGCTCCGCCCTTGAGAACGTCATAAGCGTCGCTTGCAGAACCGATAGTGAGATCATTATTCCTTTTAACTCTTGCGGCCTCACCTTGCGCAAAGCCCATAGTTTCTCCCGTCTGCAATGCTTTTTCGTAAGCCGATTTACTGTCAGTAAGAAGTCTGCTCACATATTCACGAGCATTTTTCTCCTCGTCAGTTTCCTTCAAAGCATCTAAATACGCCTGAAAGTTTGGATCTACAGTAGGTGTTGCCGTTGTGTCTGTATTTGTACCAGTTGTTTGAGTGTTGTCCGGAGCCGTTCCACCACCTCTTAACGCCGACATCAATCTAGTATTAGCATCACCAGAAAAGTCATAATTAGAAACATTATAATCTGTCGCTAATTGTTTACGTGATGATTGTGATGGATCATAACCAGAAAGAGTTAAATAATCCATTACACTTGGCCCTTTATAGTTTTTAGAGGCTACACTCTCTACAAACTTTTTTCTATTTGGATCTGTTGCTGAATTGTTATACATATATATATTTTAAATTATTTTAACTAAATCCACTAACGTCTCGCGGTGGATAATTTGGATCGATGTCTTTGTAATAAGGTTGAAGATATTTATCTTCGATTGTCGACCCTTCACTTTCAATCATGTTTCCTAAAATTCCACCAATCTTATCCGTTAGTCCTGCCTCTTTACCACCGTCATACATTCTCCACCACATCTGCGACACTTTAGGATTAGCAGGGTCGTTGATGGCTTGATATAGGGCAACTGTTCTATATATAGGGGCTAGTTGCCACTCTTCCGGGATAGGGAAAGTTTCTGAAATATTATACGCTGCTGAACCTGCGGAAATAGTTGTTCCCTCGTAAGGCTCTGCAAGTGTAAGGGAGGTTGTCGATGCTACAGCACTGATTTCATACCACACACCATCTCCGGCATTGGTTGTCCCAAGGTTGGTAATTCTTATCATTCTACCTACCATCGTTGAGTTCCAAGAAGTTCCTGATCCTGTAACCGTTGTACCACCGTTTGTGACAGCAGAAATATTGCCGGTCGTATAATCGGCAATGGATATGTCACGTGGTCTAAATCTACCACGGACAGTAATCACCGGAGTTGTTGATGCAAACTTTGGCTCAAATTCCAAAGAATTATCTTTAACACGATAAAACATTGGGGTGTCCGACTCGCCATAATTTCCCTGCTTAATTCTTGTCCAAGTTTCCTCGTTATACACAGGTTGTGGTCGATACACCGTTGATCCAACAGTCACATACGTTTCAATAATTTTAGCAACTCTTGCCGGGATCGGGTATGTACCTATTCCTGCTTGTGCCGTGATGTCTTTTGAATAACCTAAGAACCACCAATTTTTTGCAATACATACAGCACGAATACTATCATTAAACAACCCCATCACGAAGGTGTTTGTGGTAGTGTCGTTGCTGTCATATTTTAACCATTGTTGCAGGTTTGTTAATGCTTGTGTGTATGAAATCATATAATAATTTTTTGTATGCTTATGTTAGTGTAGCATACCTCCACGCTCCGTTTGAATAATCATAGATGTATAATCTATACGTTCCTCCACTAATGTACAATTTTATCTGGTCGTAAAGACTTTTTGGAGCGCCACTTGGAGCAGAGGCAACAATTTGTACAAATCCAGTAATATTTTGTATATCAACATAAGAGAAGGGGTTATCATACTTACTTACTGTTTTATCCTCCTCGAGAGAGGCGATTCTTCTTTCTAATTCTTGTAGTTTATCTTCTGGCATATATTTTTTACTACACGAAATCGTAGTAAATACTTATTTTTCTAATCCCGGAGGTGTACGACGAATCTCCTTCTATAAGATACAGATAAAAATCCTCCATATCTTTTAGAGTATTTGATTTTGGTAAATATTCTAATTCATACCTTGATCCCGATGAGGGGGTAAATGTATTAGAAAAAAGAACAGGCGAACCATTATCTGAACCGTAGGCCCAGATCCCCCAAGGGGATTTATTCGTTTCGATGGCGGTAGAAAAAGCCAGTTTGATCATCTTAATTCTCACTCTTCTTTTAAAATTTATAAAAGTTGTAAAAATAGCCTGAAAAGCATCTGTACTTGACCCCGTCGTGATTGATCGTGTCGGAAATTTCATAAAGTAATTAGTACCATTCCCGTCTGTGTGACTAATACCTAAATTACCTTCGCCTAAATCTACAATAGTATTAAGCCCTGATATTCCAGTTCCGTTTATTGCGCCGTATGCATAGTAAAAAACTTTTGGATATCCTGCCAAAACCGATTCGTACGCCAAGACTTGTGTTCCATCCACAATATATAAAGTATTTTCAATCGCTGCAACGTGATGTTTATACGGCAAATAAATTGAGGTGTAGGAAGGAATTTTTGACAAAGTCCTTAACCAAGATATTCCTGACCCGTTCCAGTACCCAACATTTTTTCCATAAAATACATATACCGTTCCACCAACAACTTGAAAACTTGTAACCATCGCATCTACGATCACCGATCGAAGAACCTTTGTTGCGGATCCGTCCCAAAAAGAAATTTTATTTACACGAGGCAATGTACCAGAGGCGTTTGCCCCTTGTGTTGTAGCGATCATCATACGACCAGAGGAAGGATCTACACCCAACGCTGTAATATTTTGATCGTCTGTGAGAGTAAACGCTTGTGAGGTTGCAGTCGTGTCATTCCATTTATGTAAATATTTACCATCAGCAATCCACAAAATATCTTCAAAAATAACCATCGGATGTGGGAAGATTGAAGTTAAAGACGCTTTACCTTTTGTTGATGTCCACCAACTTTCATTTACTGCAGTGATAGCGTAAGTCGAAAGTGTTGTCAGTGTAATGTCAGTAGGAGATGTGGCGTAAACATTTTCTTTATAAAAAATAATATCAGAAGTCCCTCTGTTGTACGCTTTTGATCCGTCACCAGTTGCGCCTAAACTCCAAGATGTACCGTTGTAAGTATAAAATTTATATGTTTCTGTAACAGCATAGTTATTTTTGTACCCCAAATCTGTGCTTGCACCTCCGGCCCTACACGTAGCGGCAAAAGCCCCAGACGTTGTGGGACTTATATCTGTAGAGGCAGGTTGGCCAAAAAGCACTCCGGGTTGGTATGTTAAATTAATGCCAGAAGACATTTCAGGTGAAATAAAACCATCTTGCGCAAATTTACCAGAGGCCATACCTCTTGCAAAATCTTTTGCAGATAATACTAATACTTCTTGTGATGTTACTTTTGTCATGTTTTTATTTTAATATATCTTTAAACATTAAATAAGCTCCTCCCACAGCCAACACTGTCCCAAACGACCATTTAATAACAGTTACCAAAAAACTTCCATTATTAAACACTTTATACATTTCTTCAACCTTACGCACCATTTCATCTACTTTTTTATCTCTCTCCATAGAGTGATTTTCTAAGTTACGACAAACCTGAGTAAGTTCATTCAGAGCTTTATATATTTCCTCATGTTGATAATTTTCTCTCTCCATATATTAATAATTATACCGATAATATCCGTGGGATAAAAGAAGACGCCACGGTCGTGTGTTCTACAACAAGTTTCGGATCAGAAGTTGTGCCGGAAGTGTCGGCAGCATCCGCGTTAGCATAAGCATCTTTTGCCCCACTTCCTGCCGGCTCTGAATTGGTAATATCTGATACCATTCTGAAAGCAAATTTAGAAATACCTGTTTTATTTATTTCCGCTATTCCACTTGCATTTAAAGCCCAGTCATTGTAAAGGGTGGTTGAAAGAGATGTAACACCAATAGCCGTAGAAAGCTCAGTTGATCCGAAATTTGAGACATTATAATCAGAAGTAGTGATATTACTTGTAGAGGCTGGATTTGAAGAAGTTATGTTAATTGATTGACTATAATTATCACTTCTACCCGCAGAGAACTTTAGTGAAAGGGTTGCGGAACTTATACTAGCAGATGAACCTAAACTGGAAGTATCGAACAGAGCTATGAATCTTGCTAAGATGTCATAATTTGTACCTGATGGACGACGGAGTTGAATTGCCACAACACTTGCAGTTGGACTTGCATCAGTACCAGTTGATGCACCTCGAATTGTCGCAAAAGAAGTTGCAGTAGGATTATTTCTTACACCACCATCAACAGGAGAAGAGGCTCCTGCAGAAGGGTAAAATGTACTAGTAGTATTTCCAATTTTCCCTTCTATGATTTTGCTTGAATCGTGTTTGCTCTTCATCACGCTCAACGTATCTTCTATACATTGCAAAAGAGCTTCCTCTGGGTCTTCCCTGAATTTTTTAGTAAAAATCTCTCCGTTGTCCAATTGTGATTCTCTTATAATATCTCCGTTTTCATCTTCTACAAGAATTGGTGGATTATAGATTTTGAATCTTTCAACATCAACAGTTCCATCACCAAAACCAATTTGTTCTCCGTTTTCCCAAACTTTCGCAAATACTTCAACACCTGACTCTATATGGTTTATTTTTTGTATTTCAATCTCGTATTTCTTCCTTCTAGCTTTTGCTATTTTTGTTACTTTGGATATTTCTAAACCTTTCTCATTTGCTTTTTCTTTATATTCAAGATTACCAATCTTCTTTTCTAATTTCTTTCTAAGCATATATATAATCTATCCAAACCACTAGGCCCTTTGCTTTTGTTGTTTGCACAGCATCCACATCAAAAGTTATTACTGCATCTGCAGCTATTGCTGTATCAGAAATAACAGGAGCAGTTGCAGCAGTTTCAGACGATTTCTCCCCACTGTCAACTGTAATTTTTGTAGAAAGTATTGTAGACCCAGCCTCATTAATATCAATAGTGTATGTTCCAGTAGTTCCCGCTGTATCACAATATGAACCAACAGCTTTTACTGTAATTGCTCTATTTGATATTCTATAATCTCCCCCTACTGTTGTACCTGTTGCCTGATCAGTATCACTCGCAACTAATCTAACCATAAACCTTTTAAGTTCTCCTTTTACAATTCCAGTGCCTTTTGGAACAAGATTCATGTCAATGTTCGTGTCTGAGCCAGTGGCACTTAAAATCGGCCCATTACCTGTAGCCGCGTTTGCAACTGTAAATTCATTTACCGCGGAGCCTGTAGCGGTTACTTTGATTAACTCGTTCCCATTTGTGTCGGAAATGTCTGTAATTATTTTTGGTGAAGTGAACACCTGTACGCCAGTAAAAGTTTGACCGGCATCTGTTCTTGCGATTGTTGCGGACGACGAAGGGAAAGTCATTACGGTAGAATCAGTCCCAGACAAAGTTATTGTATTAGTTACAGATAAGGTCTTTGCATTAGTTATTGTCAAAGCTCCTGTTGTAGTTGTAATAGTCAACCCGTTTATTGAAGTAGCTGTTGCAACTCCTAGAACTGGTGTTACTAATGTTGGTGAAGTTGCAAAAACAACCACTCCTGTTCCGGTTTTATCCGTAAGAGCAGAGGCAAGATTAGCAGAGGACGGTGTAGTTAAGAACGTAGAAACGCCAGTACCAAGACCAGTGATGCTTCCGATTGCTGGAGTTACGGTTACAGCTGTTACAGCCGTTACCAAACCTTTCGCATTTACAGTAATTTGTGCTACTTCTGTAGCCGTCCCAAAAGTTCCAACGTTTGAGTTTACTGTTGCTAGAGTAAGTGCCACTGATCCCGGCCCCGATGCTGTCGCATCACCAGTAAGACCTGTAATATAATTCCCGGTCGCTTGCTTACCATCAAGTTGTGTTTGGATTTCAGAAGTTACACCCTTAACAAAAGCAAGTTGAGCAAGTGATGGATAGGTTGCAGTATCAAGAGAAACAAGATTTTTAGACCCGTCTGTTGCCAGTATTTGTGATGCAGTTAAGCCAGAAAGTAAAAGACCTGCGGCGCTTATAATATTTGCATCACTAATTGTTACACCAGAATTTTGGATGATTTTACCTGTAGTAGAATCGAAACGAGCAATGGCATTATCTGTGGAAGATGCAGGCCCGACAACATCCCCAGTACCTGCTCCGGCTGTCTGCCATTTAAGTCCTGACGGTGTTGAACTATCCACAACCAAAACTTGCCCGTCTGTACCCAAAGCAAGACGAGCGTTTGTCGTTGTAAATGTATAAAGATCCCCTTTTGTTGTAAGTGGACTTGCACCAGACCCGGTTACATCAACTAAAAGTCTATGCGTTACCGGATCCGCATACAATTTTACCGGAGTAATTCCATCGGCCGATGATACGGCGATAAGGGTTGTTACCCGATTTTGATCTCTTTCTGCATTTTCCATAAATTTATAATTAGATTAATAATTTGCCATCACTTGTCGCGTAAATTGCTACAGGAGTTTCACCATCATCTGCTGATACCGCCATTAAAACAGGAACATGGTTTTCATCTCTTGGGGCAATCCCGTCATTAGATGTCCCATCATTTCCTAAATATGTTGCAAGTAAGCGGTGAGTAGCATCTTCTGCTGCAAGTTGAACAAGATCCGATCCGTTGTCTTGAACGGCTATTGCTACTTTAACTTTGTTCTCATCTTTATTTGCATTTGCCATATTTTTAGTTTAATGTAGACCATTTTTCCTCAAACTCTTTTTTAGCCTTGTTAAGAGCCAATTCGTCCCTCAATAAAGTTTTTGTTCTCTCTGCTAGATTCTCTATATCTTTGTCAAGTTTTTCTCTTTCTTCTACGATTCGATTACTATCGTCTTTGAGTTTTGTCATTTTAGAATCAACAAAAGCATCTACTGTTGTTATTTTTTCTACCAACATTTGAGAAATTTCTTTAACCTCGGCTGTTAGATTTACCGCTTTATTAGAAAATTCAGAAATAATACCTTTGATTTTTTCAAAAGTATCAACATTTCCAAGAAAGGCATCGTACCCTTCTTTAAGAGATTTTGAGAGAGCGTCCAGTCTTTCTGCTACTTTAGTTTCCCTCTGTACCAGATATTCCTCTTCTGCTTTTTTGAGATTTTCGAACGCAACACGAGCATCAGATAAACGCATTTCTATTTGAGAAAGTTCCGATGCTGCATCAAATCTATTTTTTTCTATTTCTGTTGGTTGCATAAATTATTTTAGCAAAGTTTCAAGAGTGGCTTTTGTTGATCTCGGATCAAAAGTGATGTTTCTTTTTTTAAGTTCTGCAATTACTTGCGCCTTATCTTTGTAAACAACTTTATCTTCTCCATCAACATTTTCTTCGTCAGTAGTTTCTACTGATTCTGGTGTTTCGACTTCACCATCCTCCTCTTCTGATAATATTTCAGTGTTTAGATTTTTTACTCTTTCCTCCATTATTTCTGCCTCTGTCTTAATCGTAGGTTTTGTTTGAGTGGTTACATCTGTAATAAGTTGTTTTGCCAAAGTGTCGATAACTGTTTCGTTCCAAATTTGTCTTAGGTCATCTCCCGGTTGTGCTTTTCTCTTATTTTCCTCTTTTAACAAATGTGCCTGTGCCAAGTGTTTAGCAAGGTGTTCTGCTAATGTTAGTGGACACGTTAGTGATCCACCTGCAACAATAATAAAATCACGTCCACCAAATCTTGCTCCCAACTCACCTGTAAAGTCAAAATCGAAAGGGTTGTTGACTTTCACGATTTTTAAATCCTTTTCACTATATTCCATATATTTTTGTATTATTTTTTTAATTACCATGGCTTGTCTTCCACGGGCAGAATTTAATTTCTGCATAATATCCACCACTTTCGTGATGGATACTAGCAAACATTATCTAATGCTTACACGAACGAGAGCTTTCTGGTCTGCTGCTGCGTTTGCAACAAGCGCGATACCAATAGTTTGTTCGTCGAAAGTTCCTTTTGCTGTTGTGGCCTTAACAACTTGTCCGGCAGTATCATCTCCCGTAACAAATCCTTTCCCTACAACAAGAGCTTCACCGGCAAGCACAAAGCCGTCACCGTTTGTAAGCGCCCAACCGTAATCGTTTGCAGCGAAAGCAGTTTGAGCAACACCTACAGCAGATTGTACTTTGTCTGTAACTGCTGATTTTGTAACGATCCCCATTGTTCTAATAGTGATGTCAGAATCAGATACAGAAAGTGCGGTAGTAAGTGCTGTTTCAGGATAAAGTTCAAGAGTATCAACAGTATTTGTTTTAATCTTGAAAGTTTGTCCTACACCTGTACCGTCATCAACAACACCGATAGCATCAGCGAATTGTCCTACAGTCCATCCGGCAGAAGCCTCTGTGATGTATACAATTCTTCCTTGACTATCAGTAGAAGAAGAAACAGTATCTACAGCGGTTACAGCATTTGGTACAACTACGTGTCCGGCAGAAACAGCAGCACTTGCTTTAACATACACCCATTCGCGACCGTCTGGAGTTGCAGCACGTGTTCCTACTTTTACAGCAGGAGTTGTAGAAGTCTGGTAAACGTTTTGAAAAGTTATATCTAACATATTTTTTTATTTGTTTATTTCAGGCTTTCGGCTCTTAACCTAGACCCATTCGTGAGTAGCACTCACTTTATTAATTTCTCTTATCTGCGCTACCAGATAAGACAATGGATTAACTCGCACCTACCATTGATCCTTGAGTTCTTGGGTTTTCAGATATGAAGTTTCCTGCATAAATGATGTGTCCAACTTCTGCAAGTTGATCAACAGGTGACATTAAATCACGGAAGTTAAATCCTAAAGTAGATGGGATTCTACCTGCAACACCCATTGGTACGCCATCATTTTTCTTCTTGAAGTTCAAGTTTTTAATGTTTGGCGCTTTGATGTTTACACCTTTGAATCCAAAGTAATTTTGGTTTACAAAGTGAATACGACCAGAGGCGATTTGCTCATCTTTAATCAATGGAGCGCCACGGAAGTAAAGAACGTCAAAACCTTGTTCTGCTGCTAATCCATCCTTATTACCAACAATACCAAACGCGTTCATCTTAGGATATCCAGAAGTCGTGTAGTTAGCACGAATTGTAGAAGTCAAAAGAGATTCGTAAGTTGACCAGATGGCCTTAGTTGTAGCAATAGCAGATGGTTTATCCATTCCAACCGATACAGCATCATACGCTGTAGCAAGTTTTGCAAGAGTAGTTGTACCTGCTGATGCAAGGTAGTACCCTTTTAGACTTGTATAGGTTGTTCTTGATTTACCACCGTAAGTAGAAAAGTTAGTAGCATCATCGCCTGCCTCAAAAAGAGAATCCCAGTTGTTACCAGATCCATCTCCAGAGAATAGGTTTTGAGCCATTAACATACAAAGTGATTGTGCCTGTGAATCAAATTCTGTTTCCAAAAGATCGATTACAGCCTCATCACCTTGGTTCAAAGTTGTTTCTACGTTAGCAACAACTACTGGTTTAGTAGCCATTTTAACTTCGAACTCCAACATTGTTCTTACATTTTGACGATCAGTATCAAGTTTGTCTGCAATTCCGGAGTTTCCACCGTTTGTAGTATCTTGATATTTAACCGGGAAAGTGTATTTGATACCTGATTTCCAAGATTTTGCATTTTGTAAAAGTAACATAAGCATCGGAGATCCTTTTGTTACTGTGTCGTACACCTTTGGCACGATAAAGTTACGAGTTGTAGTCGTAACAGCTTCATTAAATACCATAAATAATAATTAATTTTTTATTAATTACCCTTGATAGAACGTAAGTAATCAGATGCAGATTCGAAGTTATTGATACTTGATCGATCAATCTCGTCAGAAGAGATGTTTGTTGCAGGCGTATTTTTACCTGCTACCGGAGTTTCGCGCTTTTTCACATTTTGGATTACTTGTTGCTCCTTAGATGTAAGCATCTTTTGCACGTCTGCAAAATTTGAATACGCTAATTTTAGATCTGTAAATCCATACTTATTTGCGTGTGCAAATAATTTTGATTCATCTAGGTTCGGATCCAACTTTTTAATTTCCTCTATGTCGCGCGTAACTCTGTCCTCCAACTCTTTTCTCGCATTTGCCTCTGCCTCGTACTTTTGTGCGATCCTCGCCTCGGCCTCTTTTGTAGCAATCTCTATGATTTCTGCATAAGTTTTTGGCTCGTAGTTTGGGTCTTTCCAAGGTTCGTCCTTATCTTCGGGCTTAGTAACATCAGATTTTGGTGGTGTCGCTCTCTTTAATTCTGCAAGTTCTTGAGATTTTCTCGTAAACTCTGGATAGAAATGCTCTTTCCACTGTTTTTGAAATTCTACAGGCGTTACTTTTCGCCCGTCTGGAAGTTCCATAAGATTTTCATCTTTTGAAGTTTCCGTTTCTGGAGTCACTACCTCCGGCTCTGATTCCGGTGTAGTTTCCGTTTTTGGAGTTTCGGTTTCACTTGGTGTAGGGGTTTCAACAACTGGTGTTGGCTCTTCACTGTTACTAACTAACTCAAACATTGATTCATGTAAACTCATATTTTTTTTGACTGCCCCCTCCAAAGAGTTGCTTGGTCAGATTATTTTCTGATAATCATCTATGGGGTTGCCACAGATGTTTCCTTTTCTTTATTATTTAGTTTATCCTCATTTTTAATTTTACGCAAATCTGTTGCAGCAATAATTTGTGGATCAGCATTGATTCCGGCTTTTGCAAGAGCTTGTACTTTTGCATCGGGTGTTAAATCTTCAAACTTAATAGATATTGTAGGTTCTTTTTGTTCTGGTTGTGGTGGTGGTGAAATTTTTGATAACTCTTCCTCACTCAAACCAACAGCCGCACCTTTGTTCATTCCCCAAATAACGAGATTGCGTGCCTTATCTGTAGGAGCATCGTACCCGGCAACTTCAAGATAATCCACTGGTGATAATAATCCATTCTTAACATCCTCTTGCGCTTGTTCATATTTGAATTGTCTATCTTCTGGCAATGTTTTCCCTTGTAGAACACGTACTTCTGTACCATCTTCCATGTCATCACGCATCAAAGTAAGAACTTCGTCGGCACCATTCTTACCAGTCACCTTAGCATAATGTTTTTCTGTATAAAAAACTTTAGCAAGTTGGTAAAACCAGTTGAATAATTCATAGTTTACATAATCTATAACTTGCACAATCTCATTCAAACGCAAAAATGATTGATCTATCAAAGCCAAACGTCCACCACGTGTTTCTTGTCCTTCACGTACACCACGGAAAGCAGAAGAAGAGGCCATGATATCATCAATTTCTTTTCTACTGTCATCAAGATTTTGTTGTACGAAAGCAGGAAGTGGCGCACCTGTTTCTCTGACAACACCACCAACAACGCCTTTACCAAAAATAACGCCTCCAGTTTCCCAACGAAGTCTATTTGCCTCGGCTTGATCCATCACCCCTGAATCAACTTTTACAACACCGTTTACAATGCGAGCGTTTTCTGTAATATTTCTTTTTGTTTCGTCTATATCTTCTTGAAGTGGAATTGCTTGCGTAATGAAGTCAGTTTCACCAATAGGTTTATTTTCATTATTAAATATAGTTGCAAAAACATACGGTTTACGTGGTGAATCAAAATGATTGTAGTAATACGCCGCCATTTCTTTTGCCTCTTCTTCACCTCCTTCTACCGGAACAACCTCTTTGCTTAAAATTTCTTTAACTTTAGTTTGCGAAGTATCTTTATTTATAATCATCAATTCTTCTTCCGGAGTTATTTGTACGCCGTCCCAGTCCCAATACGGATTCTTTCCTTTACTCATTATAAGACTACCGAGCTTACAAATTAAAAAATTACCAATCCAAATTTCTTCGTACTCTTTATCCTGATTATTAACTAACAAATCTTCTTCTGTACCATCACCTAACGCTTTCAAAAGTTTTTGATTAAACTCTTTATTTTTTTCTGTATTCTCTCCTTCTTCCTCTCTTTTAAATCTTTGATAAATTAAATATGCATTATCGGTTACGTCTTCAACAGCGAAATCACTGTTATCTTCTTTTGTTGACTTTGGTGAAAATCTAACTTTTCTAGGGTCAATAGATTTAACATCAAAATCATTCTTATCGGTATTCCAAAAAGGTTTCAAAACAATTAAACGTGAGTAGTATAAATTTCTTAAACCTTTTCTAATCTCACCTTTGACATCCTTCTTTGTATATTTATCTTGAAAAAATTTTTCTTGCGCCGCTGCTAATTTTTTACTTTCTGGAGTATTACGTCCGGGAGTGATTATTGGTTTTGGAGGATTAGCAATCACCGAGTTGATCACCGCCTCCATGTTTACGAAAATTCTATTATCACGAACTTTACTTCTTTTTTTAGGAAGTTCTTTCAACCATGCAGGTTCGTTTTTGTACGCCGCTAAATTCTTTTCATAAGTTTCTTTTACAATATTCCAAATAGTGTTTGCTGACTCTTTTTTAGAGTTTAAAAATTTGCACAATTTATCGTCAGGTAGTGATAAAATTTTTTCCATAATTTAAGTATATCTTTTTTATGATTAAAATCAAATAGTTGTCAAGTGGATAACTAATCTTGTGGCCATCCATTCGCTTGTGCGAGGATATTTCCAAGATCTTCAATCGGTGTTGCATCATTAACTACAATTTCTTTTTGCAAACCTTTCAAACCGTCAGGCAAATAAACAGCGTTTGATGATCCCATCTTAGCCAAGTAATAATATAAAGTTGCAAACACGTAGTGATCCTCACCGTTGGTACTCTCCCACTCATAAGACTCAACACCTTTATTGTCTACAACCTTTGTTCTACGTAAAGATTCCCAGTGTCGCAAATATAATTTTAATTCTTGATCTGTATTCATTCCAAAAAGGATGTTGGCACGCAGAATTTCATCAATAAGTTGGTCGATAATACGGTTACGGTTAGAGTAGACAACACCTTTTCTATCACCTTCCCCCCACCAAACAATCGTTTTAGGATTAGATTTATTCTCGTTAAAGTATGACATTAACGCATTTCGATGTGTTTCTACATAATATTTCGACATCGTATTGTCCGGCATGGCATCAATTACCAAATGTGGCTTATATTTCTTCATCAAATCGTCGAGTTCGTGCCACTTAGTAAATCGCCCCACCTTAATTACACCATTCTCTGACCCTAAAACATAATGTTTAATATTACCCACGTCCACACCAAGATAATAATGGCCGGTTTCCAAATTTTTAGGTGTCCAGTTGTCCAAAATCGTAGCACGTGATACACGGATATCTCCCGGTGAATAAGGTTCTCCAAGCACGAAGTTGTAGAAATATTCCTGATCGCCTTCCGAGTCTTGTATAATTTCCTTCGCCGATATCCACGGTGCCATCATCAAAGAAATATGGTAGCCAGAAATTTCCTTCCCCGGTCTTTGTGGTTTCCAGTAGCCCTTCCTTCTTTGATCATCTGTAATTTGCTTACCACATTTTTTGCAAACAAATTGTTGCTTTTCCTTATTGATATTTTCTGGCCAAGTAAGAAATTGCTCCTCCTTACAACCGGTGCATCGAATCATCCATTCCTTCTGATCTGACTTTTTCCAAGCAATATCAATAGCATCCTTCTCGGTTGTAGGGTTAGAAAACATCCATCGCGCTTTTATTTTTGATGCTTTCAGACGTGACTTCATTGTTTCCATAACCATCTGATCCGAACGTGAGGCCTCGTCGTGTATAAGCAAGTCGGCCGTGGTCATGATGGCTGCCGTTTTAGATACTGTACCCTTGTAAAACAAGTTACGATCGCCAAGAGATTTACGCTCAATATTATCGTGGCGCATACCACCAAAAACGTGAGGGTTCATCTGAATAATTTTATTTGTTTTTGTAGCCACGAACTCATTAACGTCGGTATCTGTAGGGAAAGTATAAAGAACGTTCCATCCCATCTTAAATACCGCAAACAAAGCCTTGATGTTAAATGACACCGACCCTCCAATCTGCGCCGCCTTTTTAATCACAATAAATTGCGACCAATCATTCAAAATATCAATCAGAAAAAGGCGATCTTTAAATTCAATATCGTCGCCCTTTTCTGTCTTTATTTTATTTTCCATTATCCACGTCAAAAGAGAAAACTCATCAATAGTCGGCCCCTTTGGTTTCTTTTTAAGCCAAGGTTTATTCTCGGCTCTTTTCTCGTTCTCCATATTCTTTAGGATAAATTATTCTAAATAAATCATCAACCGGTGTCAGTGTATCATTATAATTCCTAACACGCTGAAATTTTATCATCTGCGATTTGTAATAATAAGGATCTTTACTCTTATCGGTAATTCTTTTTATCGCCTTCCTCCCACACAAGCAAGCACCCTCATACCAACCACAAACGAGTCCGGTCGCAGAAAACTCGCGCTTATAGCCCATCGCACTAAAATCCTTCTTGCAATGATCACACCAAAATTGCATCTCACCTTTCTCGAAAGCATGATCTACCTCACGCCTACGTTCCGATAAGTCCCTTTCCCTCCGCTGTAATCGCTCCCGGAAAGATCGATTTTCCAATATTCGGTTCTCTAGACGTTGCTGTTCGTTCATAAGCCCATATCTCTGATGCATTAATTAATACCTTCCCGTCGACCTCCTCACTACCGTAAGCCGAGAAGTAAATAATATCGCCAATACGAAGAGTAAGAGATGATTGGAAATCATTACTGATATCTAGCAAAGTTCCACGCATCAACGTTTCCTTTTTTGTACGCACAACCTTAAAACTACCAGTATCAATAATATCTTTCTCCTTTTCTACCTCTACCAAGATCCTGTTCCCAAATGGTTTAATCATATTTTGATTCCTATTTTTTCTAATACTTTACCCCAACCCTTAGTAATATTGCGCTCGTACGCCTCCACCTCATCATCCGTCATATCCCCAAGAAAAACGGCCTTACCGTTCCCCACCACCTCCGGCACTTCCTCCACCATCGTCTTTAACTTCGCCATCCTCTCCTGTATATCCTTCGTCAACGCCTCCACCTCGCTCATAGATGGACGGTTTCCTTGTGTCGGGTTGAGAAAATCCACCAAACGTGTCAGGGATCGTGCCGTCATCATCCTTAATTGGTTCACCATATAATTGTTTTTTTAATTCTTCCTCTAAATTTTTAACATTTTTACGAATATTAGGATTGAAAAATAGGTTGTAAATCGTACTATTTTTCGGTCGACTATCCTCGCCACCGCCATTGTCAATACGATACGCCCCTTTGATCTTATAAGCAAGATCAAGCGCCTTCGCCACGGCACTAACATCCGGCCCCACATCCACAAACCTCACCATTTTTACCCTCTTACCATTATCGTCACGATCCCAATAATCCTCACGGACATATTTCCTAGATTCAAACAGCGCCTTGTGATGCTCGGCTAAAAAACTATCAGGCATAAATTCTGCCAACATCTCCTTCCACGCCATTGTCTTCAACAACTGGCCAGAACTACTAGCAGTAACTTCCGAATATCCATTTTTTATCATGGCCTTATTGAGATTTTTGAATCCATCCTCCTTCCAATCCTCATACACGGCACGAGCGCGGATTTTCGCAGATTCCGGAGCCTTTCTACCTTTCTTTACCAAAGTTTTTTGATTCTCGGCTGTAGGCAAAACTTTAGGTTTTTTTCTGTTTAATAACATAGTTTTTTAATGGTGTCAATAGATGCGTAGCATCTCAAAAATTTTTTTTATTTTTTTTCTAATTTTTTTTAGAAAGTTTATCGTTGAAAAATTTTTTTTATTTTTTATTTTTTATCGTGGATCGGGTGTGGGGCGTGGGTCGTGGGTCGTCGTCGAAGGTGGGTCGGGGAAAGGAGGTTGGGGGACCCGGCCCGACGATATTTTCGAGGGTGCTATGTGTGCTATCCCCCCCCTTCCATCCAAAATCTACGAACCAGAAAGCCGTCGACTATTTCCCTTCGCCGTTC